GAATGCTTGGACGAGGCCGACCGTCTTGATGCGCTCTACGTGGCGGTGACCTGTAATGACGCTGATGCCTCTGTTGCACGGCTGGAGGTGCTGTCATGACCGGCGCGCTTCCCATCATCACCGCCGATCAGCGGCTGGCCGAGACGCGCGGCATCAAGGGCGTGATCTTTGGCCCTTCCGGGATCGGCAAGACGACGCTGCTGTGGACGCTGATGGCGACCACGACGCTGTTCTTCGATCTTGAAGCTGGGGATCTGGCGATTGAGGGTCTCGCCATCGACGTGATCCGCCCGCGTACCTGGAAGGAATGCCGTGATTTTGCGGTCTTCATCGGTGGGCCCAATCCGGCGCTGCGCGGCGAACAGCCTTATAGCCAAGCACATTATGACGAGGTCTGCGGGCGGTTTGGTGATCCGGCCGTGCTCGGCAAATACGACACGGTATTCATCGACTCGATCACGGTGGCGGGGCGGCTGTGCTTCCAGTGGTGCAAGGGCCAGCCCGAGGCCTTGTCAGAGAAGACCGGCAAGCCGGATGTGCGGGGCGCTTATGGTCTGCATGGCCGCGAAATGATCGCCTGGCTCACGCATCTGCAGCACACGCGCGGCAAGAACATCTGGTTCGTGGGGATCCTCGACCAGAAGCTCGATGACTTCAATCGCAAGATCTTCGTGCCGCAAATCGATGGCTCCAAGACCGGCCTCGAGCTGCCCGGGATCGTCGATCAGGTCATCACCATGATTGATGTGCCCGATGCGAAGGGCCAACCCCAGCGCGCCTTCGTCTGCCAGACGCTGAACCCTTTCGGCTATCCGGCCAAGGACCGCTCCGGGCGGCTTGCGCTGCTGGAACCCCCGCATCTGGGTCAGCTGATGGAAAAGATCCGCGGCCCTCTGATCCCTGCGGAGCGTCGCCTGACCTTCAAACCGCCGGTGCTGCCCGCGCCCCCGGTGGCCGACAGCACCGGCCCATCCAACACCCCCAATGGAAACTGAAAAGGACAAACCCGATGACTGGACTCTGGAACGACTTCAACGACGCGCATTCCAACAGCGATGTGATTCCCAAGGGCACGCTGGCCAAGGTGCGCCTGATCATCCGCCCCGGCGGCTTTGACGATCCGTCGCAGGGCTGGACCAGCGGCTATGCCAAACGCGGCGCGACTGGGGCGGTCTATCTCGACGCCGAATATACCGTGGTCGAGGGGCCCTATGCCAAGCGCAAGATCTGGTCGCTGATCGGGCTTTACAGCCCGAAGGGCCCGGATTGGGGCAATACCGGGCGCGGTCTGATCAAGGGCATTCTGAACTCGGCGCGTGGCATCGGCGACAAGGACAACTCGGCGCAAGCACAGGCCCGCCGCCGGATCAGTGGCTTTGCCGAGTTGGACGGGATCGAGTTCATCGCCCGGATGGACATCGGTTCCGACACCAATGGCGAGGACAAGAACGAGGTTCGCAGCGCCGTCACGCCCAGCCACCGCGATTATGCGCAGCTGATGGGGCAGGTTGGGTCTGCGTCGATGCAGGGCTACAGCCAGCCCCCTGCAAACAACGCGCCGCAGCAGGGCTATGTCGCCCCGGCTCAGGGCTACACCGCGCCCGCACCGCAACCGCAAACACCGCAAACCCCTGCGACCCCGGGTTTTTCCGGGCGTCCCAGCTGGGCCGAGTGAGGGGGAGCGATCATGCGGCTGCGTCCCCGTCAGAAAACCTTCGTCGAGCGCAGCCTTTCTGCGCTTGACGCCCATGGCAACACGCTGGGCATCGCGCCGACCGGTGCGGGCAAGACGATCATGCTGTCGGCGGTCACGGGTGAGGTGATCGGCGACAGCGCCGCCAAGGCCTGCGTGCTGGCCCACCGCGACGAGCTGACCGATCAGAACCGGGGCAAGTTTGCCCGGGTCAATCCTGGCCTGACCACATCGGTGGTCGATGCCAGTGCCAAATCTTGGGCGGGTCAGGTGACCTTCGCCATGGTGCCGACACTGGCCCGGATCGGCAATCTTGCGGCCATGCCGCGGCTTGATCTGCTGGTAATCGACGAGGCGCATCATGCGGTGGCGGCAAGCTATCGCCGCATCATCGACCATGTCCGCAATGCCAATCCTGACGCCCGCATCTTCGGCGTCACCGCCACCCCAAATCGGGGCGACAAGAAGGGTCTGCGGGAGGTATTCGACAATGTCGCCGACCAGGTGCGTCTGGGTGAGTTGATCGCCTCGGGCCATCTGGTCCCGCCGCGCACCTTCGTGATCGATGTCGGCGTGCAGGACAAGCTGCGCGCTGTGCGCAAGTCGCTGGCCGATTTCGACATGGCAGAGGTCGCGTCGATCATGGACCGCGCGCCTGTCACCGACGAGGTCATCCGGCACTGGAAGGAAAAGGCGGGTGACCGGCAGACCGTGGTGTTCTGTTCCACTGTCGCTCACGCCGCGCATGTCACGGAAGCCTTCAATGCTTTAGATGTGCCTGCCGGGTTGATCCACGGCGATCTGCCAAGCGAGGATCGCCGCCAAATTCTCGCCGCCTACGCCGCCGGAGATATTCGCGTCATCGTCAACGTAGCGGTGCTGACCGAAGGTTGGGATCACCCGCCAACCTCCTGCGTCGTCCTGCTGCGGCCCTCATCCTACAAGTCCACCATGATCCAGATGGTGGGCCGCGGCTTGCGTACCATCGACCCTGAGGAACACCCCGGTGTCATAAAGACCGACTGCGTCGTGCTGGATTTTGGCACCTCGAGTCTGATCCACGGCACTCTGGAACAGGATGTCGATCTCGACGGCAAGACCGAGACCGGCGACGCCCCGACCAAGGTGTGCCCGGCCTGTGGCGCCGATATTCCACTGGCCTGTTTTGAGTGCCCGCTGTGTGGCGAGGTGTTCGAGCGCGAGGAGGACTTGCGCTCACAAGAGGCCGATGATGGGACGCTGAGCGGTTTCATTATGACGGAGATCGACCTTCTGAAGCGGTCCAGCTTCGCCTGGATCGACCTCTTCGGGGCCGATGACGCGCTGATGGCCAACGGGTTCAACGCCTGGGGCGGCATCTTCTTCCTGGAAGGGCGCTGGCATGCGGTCGGCGGCGCAAAGGGCCAAAGCCCCCGCTTGCTGGGCATCGGCGAACGGACCGTCTGCCTCGCGCAGGCCGATGATTGGCTGAACGAGGTCGAGACCGATGAGAGCGCCTTCAAGACGCGCGGCTGGCTGAAACAGGCCGCCACGGACAAGCAGCTGCAATATCTGCCGCCCGCCTATCGGCAAGACTATGGCCTGACCCGCTATCACGCCTCGGCGCTGATGACCTTCACCTTCAACAAGCGGGCAATCCGCCATCTCGTCATGACCGCCGCCCCCGATGCGCGGGAGGCGGCATGAGCCATGTCGCGCAAATTCCATCCCCGCCCACAGCGGCTGAGGATCGACCGCTACCTGAGCGTATCGGGCATCGACGCCCAAGCCTTTGTGCCGTCTGCACGTCTCCCACACAGGGGTTTGGCTGGTTCGATCCCCGCCTGCCGCGCCGTTCGCCGGGGAAACGGTCCCCCGGACCGTTTCCTGATCCGGCTCACCGAACCCGCCGCTGGTTTTGCTCCATGGGCTGCCAGGCGGCCTTCACCCTCAAAGCCCGAAAAGGATTGAACATGGTCGATTTCACCGAAGAGGAAACGCAAGCGCTGCCCGCAGTCATGCGTGCGCTTGCCCCCGAGATGGAGCGCATCGGCTGGGAGCGCTCGCTGGGTCATCTGACCCAAAACGACATGCACCAGTTGATCGTGATCATCATCGCCGCATTCCGCGCCGAGATGGCCGAGAACGCCAGCCAGTCGGAGATCCCCTTCTGATGTTGGACTATAACTCCCGCCCCAAGTTCGCCGACAAGGTGAACGCCGCTGTCGACGCAGCCCTGACTGCTGATAGTGCCGCCCGCGCCCCACGCGATTATCTTGGCGGCTCCCGCCTCGGTCATGCCTGCGAACGCGCGCTGCAGTTCGAATTCACCCATGCGCTCAAGGACGATGGCCAAGATTTCAGCGGTCAGTTGCTGCGCATTTTCGCCATCGGCCATGTCCTTGAGGATCTGGCCGTGGCCTGGCTGCGGCAGGCTGGTTTTGATCTCTATACTCGCAGGGGCAATCGCCCCGATGGCGGCCAGTTCGGCTTCTCGGCCGCCGGTGGGCGCATTCGCGGCCATGTCGATGGCATCATCGCCGCAGGCCCGGATGGCTTTGGCCTTGGCGTGCCTGCGCTCTGGGAATGCAAAACGATGAACGCCAAGAACTGGCGGCTCTGCGTCAAGGATGGGGTCACCAAATCCAAGCCGGTCTATGCGGCCCAGATCGCGGTCTATCAGGCGTACATGGAGGCGACTGTGCCCGGCATTGCGACCGCGCCAGCACTGTTCACCGCCATCAACAAGGACACGGCCGAGATGCACCACGAGTTGGTGCCCTTCGATGCCGATCTGGCGCAGCGCATGTCGGATCGCGGCGTGCGGATCCTGCAGGCCACCGA